CACAAGGAGTTCCAAACGTAAGACGATCAGGAATATCGCCATAGACGTGCGTAAGTCCAAGCGACAAATCAGCACTAAGAATATCCTGTAGTGCCTGCGCAACGACGCTGGCATCTGCGGTCGCCACAACCGTCATCGGAACCTCGCGATAACTCTACGCCACAGTGAGCGAGCGATAATGCCATTGCGCCACTCTTGGAAGATATCTTGAATGTGGTCAACATCATCGGTGCTGATCTGCGCCCACGGACGCGCCGGCATAAAACCACCGCGAGTGAGATCAGCACCGGTTTGATGAAACCGCATATAGGCCGAGCGGTCGGGAAGGTTGGAGATAAATGCCTCATCGCGAGTGATCGTCCAACGAGCAAACCGGATGACATCTCCAAAGCCCTGCCCGGTTTCGATCAAGATGTCTTGTGGTTCCCCACCAAGCGTGCCTTGGCGGCTACGCCGTTCAATAGTGGATTCCGCATGTGGTGTCCACGGGGGACGGCCGCCAACCTCAAAGTTCTCAATAATCGCAGGAATTGCGACCCGACGAACCGACTCTTCGAGCGGCCGGCGATACCCACGAAAGCCTCTAGCAATAGCACCAAACGACGCCCCAATAATTGCGGGCGACGGCGAGATCGCATACTGTAGTTGAAACAAAGGAGACTCCAGTGAAGTACCGCGTAATGCTTGTTCCTATCGAAACACACAAGCTAGAGGTTGAACTTAAACGCCTTTACGATGAGTTCGGCTGGGAATTAGTATCCACATATCAAATAGCAGCGTATCTTGTTGGCGTTTTCAGAGGTTAGAAACTTGCGCCCATTCTAAATTTTATATCTTCACTACCAGCTTCGGAGAAAAATCGACCGAGTGCATCATAAATTGCGACAACACCGGTTGTGTCATCAGGCCAAAATTTCGGATCGTTGAGTTCAGCAATCTCAAGTAACGTCGCGTCGTAAAGAACAGCCTGGTCATTAAGAATCAGGTTAACGAGTTCCCAAGCACGATTCTCTAGTTTATAGGCGTATCGGTTACCAGCGTCGTCATCTTCAGCGTGCTTTTTGTTGTAACGATTTGCCGCGATGAGCATCGCGATAATACGCCGGACGAGTGCAGGCGTCGTGGGAGTAGACAACCATCCTGTGGTGTCGTACGCCTGGCCCAGACGCGCGAATACCATATCCGCGAAGGTCTGCTCTTCTGGAAAAGCGTCATTTTCCGGAATCGGATAGAGGTCCACATCTAGATAGACCTGCACATCGTCCTGCGTAACTCTTGCCACTGGCTAAAAAGTTCCAGAGAATGTGAAGCTGAGATTATGGGTAGTATCAGTTACAACGACGTTTTGATAGACAAGCGTCATCGGTGGCGAGCAAGCCGGGTCGGTCGTACCAACGCCAGATAGCGTAAAGTTCGTCTTGCCGTTTTGAACCGGAAAATCGCCCTCGGCGATAACCGCGTCCTTGTTTTCGGCTTGCGGCTCGTTGTTGCCGGGGTTGACACACTGCACATCGGCCACGAGGACAACATGCACTTGCTCTTCGTTGCCGAGACCAGCGAGCTTGCCAGTCACGGTGAGCGTGTCTCCAGTGCGAGTAGCAACTGGGTCACCAACAAAGTGCGGGCTGCCCGCATATGCGGGCAGCGCACTCAGCATCAACGCACCCGCAAGTCCAAGTACTGCGATAACTCGCTTGCGCATTCCTTACGCCTTCCTGGCCTGTTGGCCCTTCGTTTCGGTCGCCTTGGCAGCAGCCTTTTGCAGCTCAGTCTCGCGCTTGGCCTTTTCCTCGTTTGCCTTCGCCTCTTCTTTGGCGCGGTCCTCGTTAGCCTTCGCCTGCGCCTGCTCGCGATCAACGTCGGCCTGTGAGCGTTCGCCCTTTGCAGGCAGCGTCGTTGGTCCGGCTTCTGCGCTTGCTGCAAGTCCCTCAACCTGCGCCTGGCGTGCGGCGAAGTCAGCATCGTCCTGCGCCTTGGACTGCGCACGAAGCGCGTCGGCGTCGGCATCTTCCTTTGCACGCTGCGCTTGCGCCTGTGCCTTGGTCGCAGCAAGCTGCGCGTCAAACACGGCCTTTGGGACAACAGCTAAAGACTGCCGAAGCGACAAGAGCTGCTCGTCGCTAAGGTCAGAGGGAACAGGCGACCCTTCCTTAAGAACCTGGCGAGAACCGTCAGCTCCACCGTGCGTTAGCGAATTGCCGACGTTGACTACGTACTCGGTCTTACTAGCCATAATTTCCCTCCCCTCTTAGGCAACAGCGGTTTTAATCAGATATCCAGCAATTGTCTTGGCGTTAGCGTCCTGCGCAGGCAGTTTCAGATCATACCGACGCTGCATACGAATCAGGTCGCTCTTACGAGGATTCTCACGCCAACGATCAACGACCTGTTGCTGGCCAGCAGCGTAGTTCCAGGTGTACTCATATCCGAACGCCGGAATCCGTAGGCCCGCACGCGGAGGCACGTAGGCAAGAATAACGTCCTTGCCCCACACATACCCAAGTGAGACAGCCTGACCCATATTCGCGGTGTTCTGACCAGACGACGGAATGATCACGTCTTCGATGCCGAGCACCGCAGCGATAATGTCCGGCGTCATAATGCCGCGCTCAGAGTACTTGATTCGCTCGATGAAGTCCGGGTGATCTTCGAGCTGACTCATGACCTGATATGGCAGCACGAGCGTGTTAGGATTGCGGAAGATTTGGCCGTTAACCCAGCGGATTCCAGTGCGGAGATCGCCAATAGGGTTTGAGTTCACGTAGTCGTTCCACTGCGCAGTACCCGAAAGCGTGGTCGTACCACCAGCCGGGTAGTTAGCAGCAGTGGTCACGAGCGTTTTCATTGCCACTTCGCGCCCGAGCAGTACCTTCTCGGTGACAAGCTCGGCACCATCACGGTCGGGGTCAAACGGAGCATCAGCGTTCTGACGCTCCTCATCAGTGACCGGAACCTGAAGCGCGTGCTCATTCGCAAAGTAGGTGTCAGTCGAAACGGTGTAGCCGGGAATCTCATTGGCCTGCGTACCGGGCGCGCGAAGGTCAAGGTGAACCGACCACGTTTCGCGGCCGAAGACGTAGTACTTATTGGACTGCTTCACAACCGGCACAGATGGAAACAGCCGCTCGCCAACAAAAGCGTTGTTTTGGTAGCCAACCGAAACGTTGGTGAGCGCAACATCGATGTGGATGTTGCCGCCGCCTCTGGGGTCATAAACCATCTAGATTCTCCCTCCCTTCGTTTATGCAGCCACTCGGCCAGCAGGCGTCAGTAGCACGTCAACTAGATCGCCAGTAACTCCAGTCTGCAACGCAATTCCAACAGCTCGCCCAGGTGAAGCACCGCCATTCACGACTTGACCAGAGGCATCAGTGTCTACAGTGAAGCCACGAGTAACACCGGCCGTGCCAACCTTGGCCTTGGTGACACCAAGGATACGGACATCAACGGCCTGCTTGTTAATGTCAGCAGTCACAACTGGCTGCTGCGTAACTCCAAGCACGCGATCAGTCGCACCAGTAACCGCCGTCACGGCCTCGTCGGCAGACATCTTGACAAAGGTGAACTGCGTCAGCACCGAGGCAGCAGTGAAACCCTTATCAAGCACATAATCTGGTCCTGCCATCAGTTCACCCCCGCCTTCGTGATGTCAGTAGCCTGACGATAGCGGTCATACAGCTCCGGCTTTTCGGACGAAACAATACTCATCGCCTCGGAAAGTGTAACCTTGCGCTCCTGCTCAACCAGCTTGACGTGCTTCATAAACAGGTCGCGCGGATCATCGGAAACAGACTCAAGATCAAGCTGCTGCATGGTACGACCACGCTCAGTCAGCTCGACAAGACCCTTGTCCTTGATATCACGGAACAGCTCAAACACCGCGTCAGCAGTCTTCTTGTCAGACTCGTGCAGAATCTTCAGAAGCTTCTCCTGCTGCGGAACGTTGGGAATAAATCCCCGAGAACCTTCAGCGAGTGACTTCACGCGCTGGTGGGCCTCAGTCAATCGAAGACTCGCCTGAAGTTCGGCGTTGGACCGACGAAGGTCATCCATAACCTCAGTCATCTTCTGGCGAGCAGCCTCAGAGTTTAGCCCGCGAATATCGCTGAGAACCTTCTCGATGTCCTCAGCCGAAAGCTGCTTCGGCTCAGTTGGCGTAGGCTCAACTTTTGGCTCGGTAGGCTCAATTGGCTTTGCAGTAATTACCTCGGCAAGCAGCTTGGCGAGATCCTCATCCGAGAGATTCTGCGCCTCCTCTGGCTTCTTCCCGAGCGCACCAGCGAGGATCTCCTTAAACCCCACTGCTTGCTCCTCTCTTTTCGGCGACAAATGAAAGCGTCTTCGTAAGAAGATTTTCTAGCTCGCTATAGAGCATCCCTCCCTGGCCAGGAGTCTCTGGAGCTAAATCTCCATCCACAACCCAGCGAGTCGTATCGCTTGAGCCGTCCCACTTCACACCATAGGCTCGACCACCAATTTCCTTAATAACTCCAACTTTGTTACCATCAACTTGCCGAACGCGATCATTGATCTTGAAGTAGCCATCATGAAGTTGCGTGGAGTCAGCCTTCAATTTTTCCACATAATCCTCAGATGCCGCGATTGGCAGCAAATCTTTCAGGAACGGTCGGTTGGTAAGAGCAGCACCAAACAGCACATCCTCGTACTTATTACCATCCGCGTCAGTCCACTCGTCGTTAAACTCTGGCGAGAGGTACTTCCATTCCCCGTCTTTGATTTCCTTCTGCGCAGTCTCCGTGAACTCAGCAGCCAGCCACAGACCATCAGTGCGAACCTCGGCGTCCTTAATCCAGCCGGCAGCCTTATTGCCCTTTGCGGCATCTTGCTTGTGCTCATAATCAATATCAAGATCGATTTTTCGTACCTTATTTTTCACATTCGATGCAAAGCGCTGAAGACGCTCAGAAGTAAACTCTAGCTCGCCATATTCAGGATGCTTTTTGGTTCCAACTGGCATAGCATGCAGCCAAGTCAGATCCTTATCAGCTAGACCGACACCATATAGATCGATCCAGAAGCTCAACTTGCCCAAGGAATTTTCCTCCTTTCAATGAGTCTACGAAATTCGCTGCCCAATGTCTACTCGGAGCCGTGCCAAACCTCAAGGCACCACAGGGGTGTCAAGTCGAAGCGATTGTCAATGGTCCAAATCGGTAAGTAAGCGGGTGCGCGTTAAGCGTTACGACAACCTTGTAGAAAAATGTTCCCGCAGTTGCCGTTACAGCAGGCGTGATTTGAATGATAGCAACCGGGTTAGTCGCAGGGTTGGAGATTGTTCCGCTGATTGTTTCCCCAGATGCATCCGTTGCTTTTTCATTGGCCTTTGATATCCACTGCACAGTCCCGCCGGTTAAGTCGTCAATCTGATAGACACCTTCGGAAGTCAATGTCCGCAGAGAGATTCGCAGAACTGGCTCGTCCTTTTCTGGGATAGTCATTGGTCCCCGCATTTTATACCCCCACGAGATCGCCGGCCGCAGCAATAAATTCGTGCTCCAGCACGTAGCCCTGGAACGAAGTCTCGTACCCGGTTATGAGCGTGTAATCTGGCCTTGCAGCAACAAATGCAAGTACCGAACCAAGGCCGCCCAGTGACACCGAATTTGCAGTAACAATAACGAGCGCAGCATCAGCGGGCGCATTCACCGCTAGCAGTACAGATGTGATAAGCGCAGTAACCGCGATGCTGGCGGGTTCGGCAGATGCTTCTGCCCCAATTGATGCGCTATTTACTACCGCTGATAGTGTCGCCGCTTCGGCAGGAACGTCTCGGCCAGGCGTACCTTG